GGAACGTTCTGCTCCCGCTCCCGCGTCATCTGATGAAGATGATGAAGATCTTGCCTTCTTTAAGCGTTTAGCTACTTAAGAAGCTGGCAAGCTAAGTAAAAGCACCCCACCTAGAAGGCGCCGTTCGGTTACTTTACGAGAAGTAACTGTTCGGCGTCTTTTTTTATGCGAACAAGGTAGCGACTCTTAATGCGCCATCTGGCGGTTCTACTGGCCCAACATCGTTAGGACTAAACGGAGCTCCCGCTGTAGGAGCCTGAGTGTTTGTTTGCCCAACGTTGTTTACGTTTACAACAGAACGAATGAAGTTAGATTGAGCTTGTTCGTTAGCTCTGCTTGCTTGCGCTACATTGGTTCCGCGCATTGGCGCCGCGCTTGTTCTGACCGGTATAGCTGCCGTTATACGCTCTAGTTCCTGAATTAACGGAGGTATCCTGCGCGTTGTATTGTTTCTTATATGTTGGTTGATTTGTCTGTTTAATTCTTTCGCGCGGTCGAAAACTTCCGGCGTAACATCTGGATTTCTTCTTGTTCTATCTGGAGTGAAAACTCTACTCAAAGCTCTATCAGCTCTATTTTCGTAATCGGCGCTATCAACAACGAGAGAATCATTATTTCTTTGCGGTTGTGTTGGCGCAGTTGGGGTTGGTTGTGGCGTAGTTGCTGCTGGCGCCGGACGTTCTTTTATAAAATCATCTTGCGGTTTTGGCGCTTGTTGAGATGGTTCCGGTGGCGCCGGTGGAGTAGGAGGCGGCGGCATAGGCAAAGGCGGAGTTTGTTGAGGCGCCGGAGTTGTTGGCGCGGGCGTCGCGTTTGGTTGCCCCTGATTATTCAGAAACGACGGTAAGTTTCTTGCTCCGGCAGCGCCTTGACCTAAACTTGCGAAAAAGTCAAAAGCTTGTCCCAAAAGTCCTCTATCTTCTTGAGGAGTTTGTGCGCTCGTCCCTGTATTTTGCGAGGCGTTGTTAGAAGTCCGAGTTTGATTCCCTCCTGCGGCTGCCGCATTGTTTCCGCGACCAAACAAAGCCTCCCCGCCAAAATATAAACCAGCTTCAAGAGCGCCAACCCCCAAAGCAATACGACCTACTCTAGAGCGCATTAGAATTCTAGATAGCGATCCTAGCGAACGCAAAATTCCCGCGCCAGGAATCAATCTTCCTAGGGAAGTTACCATTCTAAGTATACCAGCCCCAACACTAGCAATAGAGCTTAAAATTTGAGCAATCAATCCAGCGTTGTTTGTTTTGTTATTCTTTGAAGCTTCTAGTATCTCGCGTAAAAGTTTGTTTGTTTTGCCTTGTTCAGCTAGGCTTAGATTAATCAGCCTATTTGTGCTTATAATCTGAGATCTAAGCTCTTTTACGGCGTCTGATTGCTCGCGTTCCCTAACAACAACGTCGCCTCTAGACTCCGCCTCGTTACTAGAACTTAAGAAAGCTGCAGCCAAAGTTCTGCCGAGACCTCTTGATGGCTTTATAGCCTTCGCTTGTTCCCTGGCATTAAAACTGTTTTGTATAGATTCTAAGCGTTCTACCATTTTATCCTACCAAGGCTTCTTGCATTCTAACGCCAAGAGGTATATCGTTGGCGGGCATTTCGTTGGATTGCGTTATGATACCTGGTCTAGCTTCCGCTAGATTAACGTTATTGATATTGACTACGTTGAGAGCTTGCCTAGTTTCTCTTTCTCTTTGAGCTTCGACGTTCGTTGATCTGCTAGAAAGTTGGGCGCCCCTAGGTTGTTGCGGTTCTGGCGTTGGGGTTGGGGTCGAGTTGCCCGCTGGGGTTTCCGGTCGATTGGCGCCTTCCCCCATTAAACCTCTTTGATAATTTCTTTCTAATGCCGACCCAGTGCCAGCCCCTTGCGCTTCTATTCCTCCCGTTAAAGAAGTCCAAGTGCCACTTAAACTCCTTGAAATTTCCGGCAATCTACCCGCAACTAAATCTGTGTAAAGATCTCTACCGGACCTTCTTTTATAATCCTCTTGTGCGAGGTACCAAGCAGCCCTATCTTGGTTTTCGGGGCTGAAATCTGGAAGATTATATTTTCTGGCTATCCTATCCCAAGTGCCTTTAATAAACTGGTATCTACCAGCGGCGCTTGAGGTGCTCCCCCTGTTAGGACCACTTTCAATCGGAACGTCTATTCTGGGGTGATCCGAGAAGTTAGAGAAAGTTTGACCGCCATATATAATGTTGTATCTGCCTCCAGATTCAGGAACCGCTATAGCTTCTAACAGCCCTCGACCTTCTCTTGGTATATCTAACATTATACCTTCGGCGTTCCTAGTTCCTTCGCCTTCTACAATTTGAGAAGAAAACCCATCAGCCGTTCTGGTTTGTCTAGTCGCTGTTTGAGTTCTTGTTTGCCGCCTCGTAGCCGACCCCGGAGTTGGCTCTATTTCTTCTTCCGATTCGTCTTCTTCAGTTTCTGTGAATTCTAGTATAAGTTGATGTATTTCGTAAGCGTCAAGAGCTAACAATCCCAATCCGATAAGAGTTCCTATGCCGCCGCTGAAAATACCTGTGCCAGCTAAAGCGAGTTTTGCCCCCACCCTAGCGTAAAGTCTAGGAGCTCTTCTTTGCAAAAACTGCAAAAATCTTTGTAGATATCTACTAGAAAACCTTCTAGAACCAGTTGTTCCTGGTCTTGGTCGGTTCGGTCTATATCTTTGACCTCTCGGTAAAAGGTCGTCTCCGACTTCTCCGCCTCTTAATAATCTACCGATCAATCCAGCCAAATCAGTCATTGTTGCTGTTATAGCAGCGCCAATCAAACCAATCAATGAACCAGCCATAGAAGAATCAGAACCAGTTAGCTCGTCCTTGATCTTCTTTAGTATGCTATTTTGATATTCGTAGTTGCGCGTTGATGCGCTTAGTAGTACGTTGTTCTTTGAAGTTTGAGTCGCAACTTCGTTGAATGTTGGTACTAATAATCTTTCGGCGCTCGTCTCTTGGCGCTGTTCTTTTTTGAACGCAGCGCCAAGAGACGAGTATACGCTACCTGCAGAATAAGAACGCGCAGCTGCACGGAAATCGAACGGAGTTTCTGAAACAGCTGCGGTTACCATTACGCCTTACCTGCTATCTTTTCTTGACCGCGCGTGAACGCAGCCACACCAAGGATAGCACCGAATGCCATATGAATCAGACCGCCATTAGAAAGCGTGAGTGATTGCCAGGCGTTGTACGGGAAATCTACGCCAAGAGCGTGCTCAAAGATTGGTAGCATAATAGTGATCAGCGGGAAAATAACAAAATCGAACGCGCAGATTACCATATACAGCCAACCCATTGCTGGGCGCCAATATGACTTCATCCAATGTTCGTTTTCCTTTGCCATCTGATGATCGGCAACCTTTGAGTCAATCTCAGCTTGCGCAAGACCAACTGCTGGATTCATTTGCGCTGCCATCTGAGCTTGATTCATACCACCAGGACCGCCAAATCCAGATCCCATTACACCAACGGGAATAGGAGGCGGTGGCATAGCGGTTGCTGAGTTGACAGCTGGATTGTTTGCAGCGCGAATAGGTGGCGGAGGAACGGGCGGTAGATTATTGATAGATCTCACCTCATCCTGCGCGGGCTTATGAACGTGATCGTCATCATCCGGATTCGGAATCGTAAAACTAGGCATTTTGTTTCCTCTGCTCTTCAAGTTCGTTTAGGTATTGCAGGAGCATATCAACAAAAAGGTCACGTTCAAAAGGGATCATATTTTCAATATCTGCAACTGAGTATTTATGATGCTGAACCAGTGAGAACACAGAAATGTAGTAGTTCTCAAGCGTGTTGTGGCTCAGCCCAACGTAAAAAAATCAGTGAGGCTCGACATTTCAATTTCTCTGTCGTTACCCAAAGAGTTTTTGTATTTGATAGTGTAGGATAGCTTAGGCGTGTTTTCAAGGAACTTTTGCATCTTCTCGAAGGCTATAATCCCCATACCATCAAGGAACTGCTCTAGCTCTTCCTTTGAATGATCTTGAGCGTTGTAGACCTCGTCGCCGTCATAGATAAGATCTAAGCACTTTATCATCAGCTCAAAAAATGCTTCATCAGCATTTTGGAAAAACCCTTTGTCGTTGAAGATGGAAGCTGAAGGGTACTTCATAACAACACCCATAGTCGGGGTTATTGCTATCTTCCTATCAACGTTTTCTGGGAACTCAACCTTAAGATTTTTGATGTCAACCTCGAAGTCATAGACCTTATCATCTTCGTTGTCTCTGTAGGAAACGTTGATAATGTTGTTCACGGAAATAGCGCGAAGTTGCAGAAACAAGTATTCCATATCAAAGATCGCCAGCTTATCAATATCAAAGTTGCGATCAATAGCGCAGTTGTTAATGATCTGCTTGATAGACCTAAAGATGTCAGCTGGATCTTCCGAAGCTTTCGCCATTAGAAGAATCTTTTCTTCCTTCACTAGGAACGGTCTAAATGAAACTTTTGCCTGAGTTGAAGGAACAATGAATTCAAAAATTGGGTGTTCTATCTTTGGTAGCATCATAATAACCTTTTGTTTGATTCAATTAATTTTTTGGAGTGACTTCTATGATTAAATCGCCAGTTGCATTTGTACCTGGTAGTGTTTGCGGCGCTTCTACTGGGAATGCGGCGCCTGGTTGGTTTTGACGAATATCGTTTACTAGAGTTTCCGCGGATGGGGGTAGTCCGCTAAACGGAGTTGTACTTTCGCCAACATTAGTATCAGTTAACGCTGACGAAGTCGCTTCGTCTCTAGTTCCGGCTGGTATACCTGCAATTGCGGGTTTCTCGGAAGGCGCTTCTTTCAATCCGCCATCGGCTCCAATTGTAAGACCGTTTTCATTAAACTGCATTGCAGAACTTGGATTAGCAAAGAACGAGAACGGCGGTATACGTTGATCAATGTACCAGTCTCTATAAGCAAAGGTAACATTTACCTTGAACAGCTGATTGTTATTAGACCAACCAAGGTCAATATCACCAACAGCAATAGGGTATGAATCCTTTAACACGATCGTTGTAACAACGTTACCTCTCATATCAAAAACTCTGATACGCATATCTCTCGCGTAATCTTCTTTATACGCCAGTTCGTAGGAACCGGTGAATCCGTTGAAGTTGCCTCTGTAGCGGAATATAGCGTTTAACCAGTTTGAGTAGAACTTCCATATGCTGTTGTTAGCATCATCAATGAATGTTATGTTATTGTCCTGAAACGTAACGTTGGTCGGAAATTTTTGCGTTGGACCTAAACCGTAACGATTTGTCATCTGAGTATCTAGGCTGATACCGGGAACTCTTACTTGTTCGGCGCGCAGCTGCATCAGTTTGTTCATTCTTACATCGGTTCTAAGCGTAGCAAAACTAGGAGCAATAACATCAACCAAATAACGGTTGATCGGCAACGTTCCGTTGTTGTTAATATGATTCGAGAAATCGGCTATGTTAAACGGCATTAGAACATTCCTTTAGAGTCATTCCAGACTCTATCTTTTGTAGCCTTACGGAAACTTTCCGTTTGTAGCATTAACGCTATATCCCAGTTCTTTGGCTCTACGTTCAGAAAGTTTCCTTGAACGTGATTCCACAAATAGTGTTTAACGCAAGGTTTGAAGTATCTGTATTTAGACGCGGCGCTTAGGATCGAATAATTAATTTTTAGCTTAGTGGATTCGTCGTACTTGTTGTTGGTTATTGTCTGGTACATAGAGTCCATTAGTTTTGCTCGAAGGAACGGCGGCAAATAGTGCATATTGATACCAAGGAATCCTTCGTCTTTAAAACCAATAACAAATATCAGAGGGAACCGATCGTAGTACGGCAAAACGTCTTTGAGCTTTGGATCATAGAAGAACATAAACATCTTCCCGATATCGTTAACGTCAATTGAATCCTTGACGTTTTCTCTATCGTTCATCAGCCTGTTACGGTTGACATTGCTAACTTTCTGCGCGGTTTCTCTAAACCAGGTTCTAGCATCCCTAGCTCTGATAGAAGAATCTATGCCTTCTGCTTTACCGCGATTAGCTATCTGCTGAAAAATGTAGGATGTCAAAACTTAATGTCCAGTTCTTTCTCTGTGAAGATTTCAAACTTCCAACCTCGGTCGGCGCAATATTCTCGAGCTGCTTGCCACTTAGCACTATTTATTCCCCAAGTCATAACCTCGTTAAGATATCTTTTGGTTACTTTTGGTTGTTTCTTTGGCTCGACTGCCTGGCTTCTAGGTTTGACCTCAATCATTATTGTTTCGGTTTTCCCTTGAGCGTTCTTGAGATGTACTACGAAATCTGGAAAATAGCGGTGAACCCTACCATCAATTGGCGAAACGTAAGGTATGATAACTTCCTCGGATGACCACCAAATAACATCCGGATGTTTGTCTAGATGCATCATCAATTTGAGTTCCCAAGAGGAACGGTAAACTATGTTCTGGGCGCTCTTTCCTCTATACTTGTTTGGATTTAGAGGCTTAAAGAAACCTTGATACTTTGATCTAGCGGTCACGTTTGTCAATCCTGTATAAATAGTTGCAACTATTTCATTTAGGGAATTATGGTCTTGGCCGACGACAATGTAACAACACAACCATCTTTAACTGAAACCGGGAATCGAAACTCTGGTGACAACAACACAGGGTTTTTCGGGTTGCTCGCGAGCCAAGCCAACGCGGCACTCAGCGGCGCGGCATCTTCTATAAGTAACGCTCTATCGTTAAATGATGTTAGGAATTCAACAGCTCAAGAAAATCTCACGTTCCCAACTGACTTAGTTTCTTTCGAAAACCGTTATTACATACAGTTTAGATTTCAAAAATATCAACGTCGTTCCGTACAAGACCAGATGAGAATGACGACTATGAAATCACCAGATGGTGTTGGCGCTATACAGCTACCTATACCGGAAAACCTTGTCGATCAGCTGAGTGTGCATTATGAGGATACCCCTACAACCGGGTTTATGGGCGCTATTGTCGGCGCTGCTACGGAACAGCTTTTACGCGGTCGCGACGTTAATGGTACAACAACAAGTTTAGTGAACAATTTATCTACTTCAATTAAAAACGTTATGGATGCAACTGCTTCTGGCGCTGCTTCTAGTGGCGTTTTTTCTGGATTGGGAGCTGGTTTAGGGGCTGGTTATGAAAATTTGCAAGCAGCTTATCAAAGCGTTAGGCAACAGGACGTAATAAACGGGACGGAAACTGCCGCCAACGTGCTAACAGCCGCTGGCGTTCAAGCTGTACTGAATAGCTCTAGGGTTGGATCGGCGATCAGTTCTATGACTGGTATTGCTTCTAATCCGTTTATGAGCGTGTTGTTTAAGAACCCGCAGTTCAAAACGCATAGGTTTTCTTGGAAGCTTATACCAAAGAGTCCGAAAGAATCGGACGTTATAAGAAGAATGATCCGTACATTCCAGTACCATATGCTACCGACCCTCTCGGCGCAAAACTACCTTCTGTTTGGTTATCCAAGCATAGCGAACATCACGCTATTCCCGTCTAACACTTATCTTTATAAGTTCAAACCTTGCGTCGTGACCTCTTTCTCGGCCAACTATGCTGGCGGGGGAGCTCCTGCTTTTTATAGAGGCGCTGCTCCAGCTGTTGTTGTTATCACTGTTGATCTACAAGAAATCGAATACTGGACAGCTGAAATGGTTGCCAACGCAACTGGTATAAGATCCGCCCCGCCAAATCAGGCTCTCTCAACCGCCCCAATAGGGACGCGTCAACTATACAACGAACCAATTGGCCCGGCGGTTCCGGACAACCAATCAGTACCAGATGGCCCACTTTATTCATAAGAGCTGACAATGGCAGAAAGATACTTTCAAAATTTTCCTTTAGTATCGTACACGACGTATCCGGCGGTCAACATCCTTGAGCGCACAACTCTGCTCAAACGCGCGTACAGTAACCCAAACGCATTTTATTCTTATGACATAAAGCCGTATGAGCGCCCAGATAACATTGCTGATCGCTATTACAAAGATCAATATATGGATTGGCTTTTGTATATGACCAACGGTGTCATTGACCCCTACTACGGTTGGTACGTAGATCCGGAATCATTCGACGAATTCATTACAAAGAAATATGGATCAGTTTTAAAAGCGAGGGCAAAGGTTAAGTACTACCAAAACAACTGGGCTGATGATCAAAATCAAATTTCTGTAACACAATACGAAAACCTAGAAGCTCCTATCCGTAAATACTACGTTCCTGTGTACACCAACGATTTGACTATGACTATTCTTAGTTACGTCAGAAGAAGAATTGATTGGACCATTGGTACAAATTCACTAGTGAGCTATTCAACAACAATGATCAACCCTACAACCGATTACATTATAGATGAGATAGTGCGATTCTATGACGGGTCTCAAAATGTAATAGGTTCCGGTCAGGTTTCTTACATTGGCGATTCGTATGTCATCGTTAAGTGCACTTCGGGCGATGTGTTAACAACGGGCGGTGCGTATAGAATGATCGGTGATGAGACTGGGGCTACAGCCTATTATTCGAACCCAACAGTTTTAGCTGAGAATATACCAGCCACAGAAACTTATTATTGGAGTCCGGTGACTTATTATGATTATGAATCGCAAATCAACGAACGAAACAAATCAATCAAAGTTCTAGACAGCTCCTTCTCTCAGCAAGCTGCCACAGAACTAAAGAACCTGTTGAAGTAATATGGCAGAAAGTTACATTGCTGGCGATATTGATGTTGATAAGCTAGTCATCTCTTCTTCAAGAGGTGTGCTTGACCTTAAAACATCATTTGTTTCTATGTCAATCTACGAAAGCATCGTCGTTCCAGGTACGATGTGTGACATCAACGTGCTTGATACAAAACGTCAACTTGAAACCCTACACTTCACTGGTGATGAGATTGTAGAGATAGCATTGAAAACTAGAGGTAGCGCCGTTGCAAACTTTCGTTTTGCT